ATGAAAAAGATAGCTGCTATATCATTAATTAGTATTTTTATTATGTCTGGTTGTGCTGTGCATAATGATGAGACAAGTATCGGTAAATTTGGTCTTGCATATAAAAGTAATATTCAGCGTAAACTCGATAACCAATACTACACCGAAGCCGAAGCTTCTTTAGCCAGGGGTAGAATATCTGGTGCAGAAAATATAGTAAAAAATGATGCAACTCATTTCTGTGTTACTCAGGGCAAAAAAATGCAAATAGTTGAGCTGAAGACAGAAGGTGTAGGATTACATGGTGTCGCTCGTCTGACATTCAAATGTGGAGAGTGAGAATATTTTTTGGTAAGCGTCAAATATGCGCGTTCTGGCTGTGCGTAGCCGGAACCTGTGGGAGCACGATGCCGATAAGTGAAAGGCATCGTGCTATGAAGGAGGATTCTATCGATGTGGTCAATGGAAGACGGTTACCAGAGATAGGGCTTATGCATAAAAAAATAAGCCCGTGTAAGGGCGTTTATATACCCTTACAACAGGGGCTTTCAGCGGTGCAATGCGGGTTTGCGCGGCACGCAAGACCACTGAAAGCCATAATAAACTACCCTACTGTGGACACTGTGTGGACACTCTGAGAGCCAACACCACCACGTAGAGGATTAAGCGTTATCGCGTCCTGTAGGTACTCAGGGGCGAAGTGCGCATATGTCATTGTCTGCTCAATTCTTGAATGCCCAAGTATTCTCTGAAGCGTGATAATGTTGCCTCCGTTTATCATAAAGTGCGTGGCGAAGCTGTGCCGCAATGCGTGCGTAGCCTGACCCGGTGGTAGGTCGGGTTTCAGCTCCTTCATTAGCCGTCTGAACGCGGGATAGTTAGCATCAGTGAACAGATAGCCACGCTTACCCGTTGTGATCATTGTTGCCAGTTCCTCGGATATAGGAACGGTTCGCGGCTTGTTGGTTTTTGTCTTAACGAAAGTGACGCGATTTTGAATGATATTTTCCGCTTTCAGTTTTGCTGCCTCACTCCATCTCGCGCCGGTGCTAAGGCAAAGAATCGCAATTTTTTTATTATCACCGTCCACTTTTGACAGCAGAAGCGCGATCTCCTCTTGCGTCAGGTAGCCGGTTTCTGGCTTATCCTCTTTGAGTCTTTTAAGACCTCGGAAAGGATGCTCCCCGAAAAATAGCTCCGCATCTATCAACGCGGTAAACATCCCGCTAAGACACGTTAAATCACGATTTATACTCGATGGCTTGATGCCTTGAGAACGCCGCACAGTGCTGTATTGGCTTATCAATGACTTAGCAATCTGAAAGGCACAAGGGTCACTGGTTATCTTTGTGAACAACTCTATCTTGCCCAGGTAATCTCGGCCGTGAGTTTCATGCTTGCCTTTCAGCTCCCACCAGATTTTTGTTAGCTCTGACAGATGCCGCTTATCTGTCGGTTTCGCCAACCATTCTTTGTTGTGATGGTTGTACTGGGTATGCTTCTCGAAAGCGATAGCTTCGCTTTTCTTGTCAAATTTCCTGCGGATGCGCTTTCCGTTGCGCCCTGCAGGTCTAATGTCCACTTCATAACGACCATCATCGAGCTTTTTAACAGACATAAAGCCTCCCGATGATGTTACTGCGTACTTCAATTTCCTGATTTAAATAACAAAAACTCACCGTGCATTTACTGCACAGATAAGCACCGTAAATGGTTAGCCAGTTTTCTGGTCTGAGTGGGGTGACGTTGTTGTCTGCTGCCCAAAGTGCGCGAGAGCCGGTGCAATCTGCCCAGCTTCTGGTGATATCGTCTCAGTCATGAACCACATGGTATATTTTTTGAACTGTGGATGATTCAAAATCTTCATCACTGCTTGTATGCCCATATCTTTTACTCCCTTCTCATAACTAGAAAGAGAGCTATACGGAACTCCAGTTAAGTCACTGAATTCTTTTCTATTCATACGTTCCGACTCACGCATGATGGCCAGCTTCTCGTTGACGGGTATCATCGTAATTAACACTCCACTATTGATAGAAAAATGATAACGGAGTAATCTTTGCTTCGTTACCGCAGATTTATGGCTCCAATATGGCAATTAAAAGCCATTAGGAGCAATTAAAACACTAACGAGGAATAGTCACAAATGAATAGGGTCATTGAGAGCGCGAGCGACGCGGTTCCGTATCAGGAGTTTGCGCGTCTTATTGGTAAAACCCCTGCTGCTGTCAAAGGGATGATTGAGAAAGGCAAACTACCGATAGTTGAGATGACTGATCCGCAGTCTACAAGTGGGAGAGCAGGGGAATACTGGGTATATCTGCCAGCATGGAACAAAGGCATGAAGATGGCCTATGACAGTCGCCCTAAAGAAATTCGTGATGGTTGGTTGATGTGGTTGGGATTAGGTGAACCAGCATAAGGAGCCAGAAATGAAAGAGCCACGTTGTATAGCTCAGTTACTGCGTAACGAAAGTCCACGCCCGATGAAGTTCAACATCACTCATGGTAAAGGGCGTAAAGGCATCATCATCCGCACTCGCAAGCCTGGATTTATTGCTATGGCTAAACGCTTTATGAAATCCCGAGGGATATCGTTATGACGGTTATGACTCTTGCATTAGTTCAAAAACAACCTGCAGCTCTACGCGTCGTTATAGGAAAGCATCTTGCGGAACCTCGCTGGCACGATACCTGTGATTTTTATAATCAGATGATGGAGCGTGACCGCTTGACTGTCTGTTTTCATGCTCGGTTAAAACAGCGTCACGCAGTAATGCGCTTTGAAGAAATGAATGATGTCGACCGCGAACGTCTGGCTTGTGCTATCGATGAGCTGCGCGCTGCTTTTTCAAAACGTCGTCAGGTTGGCGCAAGTGAATCTGCATATATTAGTTTTCTAACTGTGGGTCAGCGCCGCTCTTTATTTCTACACGCGGGATTGAGTGAGGTCGAGTTCAATCAGCCTTACTGGCGCATTGACGAAGATGCTTGTTATTGGCGAGAGAAACTATTCCGCGCTTTGCGTGAGCTTTTTGGGTTATTTGAACACGCGCCAACGATATTAACCTCGGTAAAGCCTGAGCAGTATTTACATTAATTAATCTGGATTCGTTCTATTACACGCCTTACTGCGTGGGGATTCCTTTTGTCTGGAGATAGGCAAATGCATAAACAAAATAAAGTGCCGACGTGTGTGCTCTCGGTACATCTGGCGCAAGCGTTGCGCGATGCGCAGCTCGATACCGCGACCCGTTTATCCTCTCATTTTGATCGCCTAATTGCGCACATCAGTAAGTCAGAACTCAACCGCACCGAGATCATCGAGCTATTGGGGCAAGAGTCCGAAAAATTGCACAACTCAATTTTTCATTGTGCTTGCTAATCAATTTTAGAAGGAGACAAAAATGAGTATCCGTATCGAGATAAATCATCAGTATGTAGTTACAAGCGATCGCTACCAGTTCATTTTGCAGGAAAAGAAAGTGGCGACTGCTGGAAAAAATGAAGGTAGCGAATGGCTTGATACTGTCGGGTATTACCCGACGATTCAAAAACTGATTTCTGGTCTGGTGCTACATGACCTTTTAAATGGCGGTGCTGATAGTTTTGCGGCGTTGGGTGAGCAGGTCGAGCAGTTGGGACTGCAATGTCAGACCGCGTTTTGTGCTGATGGCCGTTGAGACTCGGGGGCGTATTGCCCCCTCGCTAGCCCTGCCAATATCTAAGCGCACCGGCGATACTTTCGTTGGTGCTTATCCCTGGAATGCTCCCCGCGCTGCCATTGGCCGTGACAGACCCCTTACACGTGCCGAATTCCGTCAGGTGCAAGGTGTTTTATACCGGATTGACCGCCTGCCTTTCTTTCTTAAGACGTTGTTTACTTCCCGTTATAACTTCATTCGCCGCACAAAGAGCCCGCTCGGGGCGCTCTATTTCCTGAAAAACACCTTTGAGCGGAAGCTGTTGCCGCGTCTTGAGCGCGTTAACGAGCTGTGCGGGATGAATGAATCTGCGTCGATTGGTTTCTTGTCTGAGCATGACGAATATGCGCGCTTGCCTGATATGAATGACAAAGAGCTGAAAAAATTTGCGGCCATAATTGCCGCGCAGCTCTGGCGTAAATACGAGGAACTCAGCGACGAATGGGCTGAGGCATTCGGCGGTAAAGAGACCCTTTTCACCGATGAGGCGCAGGTGCACATATATGGTCAGGTGGCTGGTGTTGCACGCGCGTTCAACTTAACCCCGCTCTACTGGAAAAAATACCGTAAGGGTCAGATGACGATCCGCATGGCGTTTTCCGCTATTTCCCGTCTGATAAAAGATGATTGGTGGGTTAACCAGCTCAAGGCGCAGCGTATGCGCTGGCGTGAGGCGCTGCTTATCGCTGCCGGTGAAGTCAACAAAGACCGTTCACCTTACGCCAGCAAAATGGCGATCCGCGAGGTTCACTCGCGCCGGCTGGCTAATCTCGAATACCTGAAATCCTGTGAGCTGGAAAACAAAGTTACCGGCGAACGTATCGACCTCATCAGTAAAGTCATGGGGAGTATTTCAAACCCTGAAATACGCCGTATGGAGCTGATGAATACCATTGCCGGAATTGAACGCTATGCGGCCAGCGTTGGTGATGTGGGAATGTTTATCACGCTGACCACGCCGTCGAAGTATCACCCGACCCGACAGGTCGGCAAAGGTGACAGCAAAACGGTGCAGCTCAATCACGGCTGGAACGAAACCGCATTCACCCCTAAAAACGGCCAGCGCTATCTGTGCCGAATCTGGAGCCTGATGCGTACCGCTTTCAAAGATAACGATTTGGAAGTGTATGGGATGCGCGTTGTCGAGCCGCACCACGACGGCACGCCACACTGGCATATGATGCTTTTTTGCAAACTCGGTCAGCGTAAAGCTATCAACGAAATTATGCGTCGTTATGCCCTCAAAGAGGACGGACACGAAAAGGGCGCGGCAAAACAGCGCTTTGAGTCGCGTCACCTTAATCAGGGGGGCGCGGCGGGTTATATCGCCAAATACATTGCCAAAAATATCGACGGCTACGCGCTTGACGGTCAGCTCGATCACGATACCGGCAAACCTCTGAAAGATACGGCCGCAGCCGTAACCGCATGGGCGTCTACATGGCGTATCCCTCAGTTTAAACCGATTGGCCTCCCGACAATGGGCGCTTACCGCGAACTGCGTAAGCTGCCGCGCGGGGTGAGTATCGCCAGCGAGTTTGACGACCGTGTCGAGGCCGTCCGGGCTGCTGCAGATGAGGGGGAATTTGACCTGTACATCAGCGCGCAGGGTGGGGCAAACATGCCGCGTGATGCTCAGGTGGTCAGGGTCGCCCGTAAGGTGACGGATGAGGTAAACGAATACGAGGAGGATATCGAGAAAGTGGTCGGTATTTATGCCCCTCATCTTGGGGCGAGCCGCGTACATGTAACCCGTACAGCGGAATGGCGCATAGTTCCAAAGGTTTTGGCCGTTGAGCCTTTGACCTTAAAAAGCGGCGCTGCCGCGCCTCGGAGTCCTGTCAATAACTGTGGAAAGCTCACCGACGGTGATACTCCAGTTATGACACCCACACCGTCTGAGCAAGCCGCAGCGGTGTTAAATCTGATTGAGCGCGGAGTTATCGGATGGAATGAGCCAGACGTCATGAAGGCGCTTAACGGTGCGTTAAGAGCTGGCATCCCTCGCAAAAATCGCCAGCAAAGAAGCAATGCGCTACTCAAAACGAGTGAGCAAGCTCCATCAGCCAGGATGACAAAACCAGAAAGGGATCGCGTGGCGAAAATTCGTTTCGATTTGGCTCAGGAGGGCATTACCCCGGAACGGTGGGAGCTCGAAGCGCTGGTGCGTGGGCAACGGTGATTTATGGCGATAAAAAATTCAAATACGCGGCTGCTGATGAGTGGCCGGGATTCTCAATTCAAGAGGAGTGGAAATAATGAGCAAAATCCATGAGTTAAAAATTGCACCTGAGCATTTTAACGCTGTGATATCTCAGGAAAAACGTGCTGAATTTCGTCTCAATAACCGCGATTATTCTAGCGGTGATATTCTCGGGTTGCATGAATGGGAACCGGTAAACGGATATACCGGGAAACGTGTATCAGTGAGGGTGACATACGTTACTGATTTATCTGAATGGGCGGAAAATTATGTGATGCTGAGTTTTCAGTTAATGATGCCAGATGTCAAGTGCGGTATGTCCCTAATGAACTGGAAAGAGTTAAGCGAGAAGGGGCTTGTTTTCAGAATTAATCACGAAATTCTACACCCGTTAGGGCTGGCTATTGGATTTGAAACACTTAACGGCGTTTCGGGTGGGGCTTATGTCGCTTGTGATGGTGTCTGGCAATATTCCGACAAGCTGGTCGCAGATGCTAAAAAAAATGGGTGGTTAAAATGAGTCATATGCGAATGATGCCAGTGCCGCCCGTACATTCAACGCAAAACATTAAGCTGATGGCCGTCGTGCATCGCCTGCAACAAATTATGATTAACGAGAATCTGACCCCTGACGAACTGGTCGGGTGTGCCGGTGTCGTCCGGGATAATCACCGCAAATACAGCGATATCAGCAATCCGAAAATTGAGGCGTTTCGGCCATCAAATATGGCGAAGCCATAGCAAACGCCGCCGGTGCTGAAACTTGTTTTCAGTGCCAGCGGGGTTGACCAACGAGCCCCGCGAGGCGTTAGCCTGTCCCGTAGAGATCACCCCCAACCGGAACGATTAAAGCAGGTTTTATTATGCCATTTTCCCACAATTTCCCGGTTTTTTAGCCGTGCATGCAACAGGTGCATTGTTTTGCATGCGTTGGGGATGCCCGTTCTGGCCGTGCGCCGCCAGAGCTAGCGCGGATCCAGAGTGGTCATGCAACTGCATTAAAACCGACCCATAAAGCGGGCAGGCGAGGCGGGGATAGCATTGCGCGCTGAGGGGTTTTAAATTTCATTTTTTTTAGTATTATCAAAAAGAATAATTCAGAATTATCTCAAAAAAGGCAAGGGGCACAATATGGTGATTAATGAAGTTAGACGGATAGGTAGTGGCGGTTTTGGTAATGTTGATTTAGTGCAAGATGTCCTTAGCGGAAAGCAATTCGCTAGGAAAACATTTTCTATAAATCAAGCTCAACCGCTGCCTCCTGATTTGGCAGAGAATGTAAAAAAAAGATTTATAAGAGAGGCAAACGTACAGTATAGACTTACGCATAAAAATATTGTACCTGTCCTTTTTAAAGATCTAAATAGTAACCCTCCATCTTTCCTTATGCCAGTAGCAGCATCTAGCCTTGATAAAGATATTGCGCAAAGTAGAAACTTGAATGGATTATTTTTAAGAGCAATAATGGATATTTTGTCTGGACTCGAAGAATTGCACACGTTGCAAATTTATCATCGTGATCTCAAACCACAAAATGTGCTTAGATTTGATTCAAGTGAAGGTCCATATTACGCTATTAGCGACTTTGGCTTGATGTCAGTAAAAGATACTCAAATTTCAGCACTAACCCATACAGGTATGAAAATGGGTTCTGATTACTACACCGCACCTGAAATTGTTTCAGATCTTAGAAAAGCTAGTATTGCTTCAGATATTTATTCTTTGGGGTGTATACTGCATGACTTTGTAGGCACGGATGAAAGAATTCCTTGTGGTGAAATTAATAATGATTCGAGCGCATATGCGCATATTTTACGGGTTTGTACTCGTAGAGATCCTTCAAGAAGATTTCCAAGTGTTGCAGCATTAAGGGATGCAATTCTTAGTATTGATCCTTCTACAGTAATACATCTCTCTGCTGAGGTTGGAACATATACTACAGCATTAGATAGTGACGCCGGAATTAATGTTGAAACATGGAGGGAAATAATCAATTTCGTAGAGGATAATATTGGACAAGAAAACTCCAAGGTGATATTTCAGCGTCTAACTTTAAACAGGATTAATGAGATAATCGCTCATGATACCACGCTAGCTTGTCGTCTTGGTGAAGCATATGGTCGTTGGGTTGCGGATGGAGTATTTTCATTCGAACAGTGTGATGGGATTTGCACTCGTCTCGAACAATTTTTACAACTTCACGATTTGAACTGTAAAGCCGAAATTATTATAGCTATGCTTCTTATGGGAACGTCGCATAATCGTTGGTATGTCGAGAGACGCTTCATGAGCGTGGCAGGGCACGACATGACTCCAGAACTGGCTAAAAGGCTTGCTTTGGAAATGAGCATACTTGAGGGTAGAATGTGTGCAGCGGTGAGTCATCTCCAAAGATCAATTGGTGCCACACCTGATATGCTTCATCCTGAACTTTTCGCAATGATACAAAGAGTATGCCATTGATTAATAAATTTGCTTACACATCTCCGGGACCTAGAAGCCACAACCAAGACTCTATCTTGGTTGAGATTTTACCCAGCGCTGATTTGTTATGTGGCGTTGCGGATGGTGTCGGCGGGAATTTGGGGGGAGAAACAGCCTCTCAATTAGCACTGGACATTATTGCTGCGGCCATGCGTTCGGATAGTAGCATCTCTCTTCTCGAAGCCATAACCCGAGCTGATGAAGCGATCAAAGATGCTGCTCAGAAAGATGGAAAATTGGCTGGAATGGCAAGTACTGTGACTGTAACAAAGCTTATCGGGAATAAATTGATAGGAGCCAATTGTGGAGATTCTCGGACTTATCTATTAAGAGGAAGTGGCGTCAAACAACTTTCCTATGATCACAGTGAAGTAGCTCGTCTACTACGTGAAGGTAAGCTGACGAAAGAGACTGCAGTTGATTACCCTCGTAAGAACATTCTTGATAGTGCCCTTGGTGCACACAAGCCTCTACAAGTCCATGAATTTGAATGTAATTTACAGATAGGTGATAGAATAGCTTTGCTATCTGACGGGGTTTCGTCAGTTGTGAGCAAAAAAGATTTCCGAGATCTTTCAGTGAAATATAATTCGTTAAATGAGTATGGTGCTAGTGTAATAGAGCTTGTTGAGAGTAGAGAGACTAGGGATAATTATTCATTGATTATTTTTGAAATTTAGTTTTGTAATATAGGTGCGTTATTTAAAATGACGCACCTTTTCTCATTTTGTTTTAAATAGAATATTTTTCAAATTGTATTACATCTTCTTGAAGCCAGTCGTTAATCTCTTTGAAACGCTCCTGCAATGGCGTCAGCTCGTTACGCACAAACACCCGCGCCACCTTCTCAACGTCACCCATTGAGCCGATGTTTTCCGGCTTGCCGCCCATCAGCTGAAACGGCACGCGGTGCGCATCGAGCAGGTCAGCGGCACTGACCTTTTTGATGTTGAAAAAATCATCCTTCGTGGCGACTTCACTCAATGGCACAATCTTGATCCCGTCTGGCTTTCCGTTGGGCGCGTAGAAAAACAGGTTCTTAAAATTCCCCAGCCCTTTTGAGTCGCGCATCGCGTTACGGAGCGATTCAACGTCGGTGCTACTCTGTGCCGCGTCGGTGACATACATGATATACCCCGCGTGCGCCCCGTTCTGGTAATACTTACGACGAAATAACGTGGCGGATTCATTCAGCCAGGCTGAATTGAGTGCGCTCAGGTATTCCGGCATCCCGTAAAGTTCCTGATTGATATCGGGCTCAAGCAGATGACACACCGAGCCGGGCGCGAACGGGTGCGGCTGGGTGTAGCTCGATACGTACCAGTAAACGCCATCCTCGACACCCCGGCGGGTGTATTTGGCCGGGGAGGTTTCCAGTTTTAATAGCTGGCCGGTGACGCTCATGCGCTTCTCAAGATAGCCGTTGGCAAAGACCAGATAATCGAGCACAAGGCGGCTGAAATCCTGACGCGACAGCAACGGGTGCGGAATGTAGGTGCTCGCCAGAATGTTACGCTTCACGTAAATCGGCGAGCTGTGGTGAACGGCGGCGCGCAGGCTTTTTGCCAGTCCCGAGAAATTGACCGGCGGCTCGTACCATTTCCCGTTATTGATGCACTCGACATAGTCGAGGATGTCGCGGCGATCCAGAACGGGGGACGGCTCACCAAAGGTAAACGCCTCCATTTTTTGCGGTGCGCTGGCGGTCATTGTGGCGGGTTTCTTCTGTCGTTTTTTCATCTTAGTTAATATCCAGAATTGAGGTTGATTGCATGCCGCTACCGGCGGAAAGTGGCTCATTTAACAGGGCGTGCATGGTCGCCCACGCAATATCCGCGTGGCTGGCCTCTTCGCTGCGGCTGGCCTCATAGGTGGCACTGCGCCCGCTGCTGGTCATGGTTTTACGAATCGCCATAAACGACTGCGTGATGTCGGTTGCACCGGCGTCATATTCCAGACACCCACGTCGGATGGTGTCTTTCGCTTTCAGCACCATCGCGGTTTTCATTTCCGGCGTGTAGCGAATGGCGCGGGCTGCCGGAAAGAAGGAGCGCACGAGCTGGTAAACCCCCTGGCCGATGCCGGTTGCATCGATGCCGATATACTCGACGCAATATTTCTCTGTCAGCTCGCGGATAGCCTCGGCCTGCGTTGCAAAATCCATCCCTTTCCACTGGTGACGCTCAAGGATGCGGAACTTGCCACCGGCAACCAGCGGCGGAGCCAGTACCACACAGCCAGCACTGTCGCCGGTGTGTGACGGGTCATAGCCAATCCAGACCGGGCGCCAGTTAAACGGACGGTCAGAGAACGGTGCAAAGTCTTCCCATTCTTCCATCGCATCGACCATGCAGCGCTGCAGCTCCTCGAACGGAAATACAGACGCTTTATCGTCGACGAACTCGCACATGAAGAGGTTGCGAAAGTCGTCGGCGCTGTTTTCCTGTTTCAGCTGATCCAGATTAAACAGCGTACATCCTCCGGCGAGGGCGTCCTCGATGGTGACAATCTGCCGCCACTGTCCGTCCGGGCATAACACCCCACCGGCGAGCGCCTTGTGACTGATATCGATGTCGACGCGCTCACTCGCGCTGATGCGTCCCCGGTTAAACAGCTCACCTGACCAGAACGGATACGCACCGTGTGCCAGCGTTGAGGGTGTTGAAAAGTAGGTGGTGCGCAGGTGGGACTGTGACGCCATCCCCGACGCCACTTTGCGCAGCCTCTGAAAGTTGGGGATCCAGAAGATTTCATCGACATACAGGTCGCCGTTGTGGCTCTGCGCGGTGTTGGAGTTTGTCCCGAGGAAAATCAGCTCTGCGCCGTTATTGCCGATGACAATCGGGTCGCCTGACAGGTCGACGTCGACCATGCGTGCAAAGGCGATGATGTACTTTCGGAACACGTAAGCCTGCGTCTTACTGGCGGATAAAAATATCTGGTTTTGCCCGGTTTTGAGGGCGCGCAGCAATGACTCGCGGGCAAAGTAAAATGTCGCGCCAATCTGGCGTGATTTGAGGATGTGGCGAATACGGTGCGCGATACCGGCCTTGTGCCAGTTGAGCTGATACTCAAAGGACTGGTCGAGGAAAATCTCTTCCAGCTTTTCGATGGCCTCATCGCTGAAAAAATTCCGTTTCGGCTTACGGCGATCGCCCTTATTACGGCTGGCAATACTGGGGTTTAAATCCACCTCGTTTCCGGTCTGGCCGTAGCGGTTGATGCGCGCGAATCGCTCCATCTGGCGCGACAAAAAATCAGCGACCTTGAAGTCATGCGGCGTCAGGTCAGGCTTTGCATACAGCTGAATCAGGCGCGCCTCGAGCGTCGTTTCCACGCGGTTAAGCGGGGCGGTTTCCTCCCACCCGTCGCGCTGTTTCCAGCTCTGCACGGTCGGGCGCTTGACCTGCAGCGTGTCGGCGATTTGTGGCACGGAAAATCCCTGCCAGAACAACAGACGCGCCTGTCGTCGCGGGTCATGTAAAAGGGAGAGGTCAGTCGAAATGGTCATGGTTGCCTCGTGTCGGTGAATACGGGGCAAGGCTAAGGAAATAGCCGGGCATTATCGCTAACCCCCTGTTGTGTCAGGGGTTGCACTTCCGCAAGCGGTGGCTGATGCGGGGCGGAGTCGGGAAACTACCCCGAACCGAAAACCTAACATCAGGACACCTGAACAATGGCAAAGAAAGTTTCTAAATGGTTTCGCATCGGCGTCGAAGGTGACACCTGCGATGGCCGTGTCATCAGCGGTGATGACATTCAGGAAATGGCGGATTCCTTCGACCCGCGCGTCTACGGTTGCCGCATTAACCTCGAACATATCAAAAGCCTCTGGCCTGACAGTCCGTTTAAGCGTTATGGCGACGTGACCGAAGTCAAAGCGGAAATCATCAGCGATGACTCTGCGCTGAACGGTAAAAAGGCGCTGTTTGCCAGAATCGCCCCGCTTGATGAGCTGGTCAGCATGGTGCGCGCCGGTCAGAAGGTTTACACTTCGATGGAAATTCGCCCGAATTTCTCCAACAGCGGCAAATGCTACCTGATTGGCCTCGCCGTCACGGATGACCCGGCAAGCCTCGGCACCGAATACCTGGAATTCTGCAGCCGCGCCAGCCAGAACCCGCTCGCCGGTAAAAAAGACCAGCCGGGCGATCACTTCTCGGTGGCTTCCCTTGCTGAGCTGGAATTCGAGGACGTCCCCGATACCATGCTCAACAGCCTGACCGACAAGGTCAAAGCCATTTTCAACCGTAAACAGGCCAGTGACGATGCGCGCTTTGCCGATGTGCATGAAGCGGTGACGGCGGTCTCTGAGCAGGTGCAAACCAACCTGACCGCCACTGAAACGCGCGTCACCGAACTCGAAACCGCGTTTGCGCAGTTTAAGCAGGATGTGACCCGCCAGACCGAAGAAAACGCGCAGGCGTTTACCTCGCTGAAACGTTCCCTCGATAACACCGAAAGCCATCGCCAGCCGCGCCGCGAGAAATCGAAAGGCGGAACGGGCGACGAGCTGCTGACCAACTGCTGATAACCCGCCGGGTGCGTGTCACCCGGCCTGATGCCCTTTTTTAGAAAAACAGGAATAACAATGCGTAAAGATACCCGCTTTAAATTTAATGCTTACCTGTCCCGCGTGGCGGAGCTGAACGGCGTCGACACCGACGATGTGGCAAAGAAATTCACCGTTGAGCCGTCCGTGACGCAAACCCTGATGACCACCCTGCAGGCGTCATCCGCGTTTCTGACCAAAGTGAACATCGTGCCGGTCGACGAGCTGAAAGGCGAAAAAGTCGGGGTGGGCGTCAACGGTACGATTGCCAGCACCACCGATACCGCCGCTGATGATGAGCGTAAGACCGCAGACTTCACCGCGCTCGAATCCAACAAATACGAATGTGCGCAAATCAACTTCGATTTCCACATCCGTTACAAACAGCTCGACCTGTGGGCGCGATTCCAGGACTTTCAGACCCGTATCCGTGACGCGATTATCAAGCGACAGTCGCTCGATTTCATCATGGCCGGTTTCAACGGTATCACCCGGGCGGAGACTTCAAACCGTAAAAACAATCCGATGCTGCAGGATGTGGCGGTGGGCTGGCTGCAGAAGTACCGCAATGAAGCTGCCGCGCGCGTGATGTCAAAAATCACCGACGAAGACGGCAAGATTATTTCCGATGTGATCCGCGTGGGTAAAAACGGTGACTATGAAAACCTCGATGCGCTGGTCATGGATGCGACCACCAACCTGATTGATGAGATTTATCAGGATGACCCGGAGCTCGTCGTTATCACTGGCCGTAAGCTGATGGCGGATAAATATTTCCCGCTTGTCAACAAGGCACAGGAAAACAGCGAAACGCTGGCCGCTGACATCATCATCAGCCAGAAGCGGATCGGCAACCTCCCCGCCGTGCGTGTGCCGTACTTCCCGGCGAATGCCCTGATGGTGACGCGTCTCGATAACCTGTCGATTTACTTCATGGATGACGCACACCGCCGCGCCATCATTGAAGAGCCGAAAAAAGACCGTATCGAAAACTACGAGTCAATGAATATTGACTATGTGATCGAGGCTTACGCGGCCGGTTGCCTGATTGAGAACATCAATTTAGGTGACTTCACCGCACCTGCCGCCCCGGAAAGCGGAGAGTAAGCCATGACGAGTCCCGCAGCGCGTCACATGATGCGGGTCTCGGCCTCTGAAACTGCGCGGCGGGCTGCTGCTCCGCTGCGCAATGCAACTGCCTATGAGCAGATGCTCGTCAAGCTGGCCGCAGACTGTCGCACGTTAAAACAAATCCGTTCCAATGAGCGCAAGGCAGACAAAAAGCGTGAGCTGCTACCGTTTTATCTGCCGTGGGTGGGTGGCGTTCTCAGCTCCGGCAAAGGGGCGCAGGATGACATTGTCATGACCGTCATGCTCTGGCGTCTTGATGCTGATGACATTGCCGGTGCGCTGGAAATCGCCCGCTACGCGATGACGTATGGCCTGACCATGCCGACCGGCGGCCACCGCCGCACAACGCACTATCTGCTGGCCGAAGAGGTCGCCCTGTCAGCGCAGCGCCTGCTTGATGCAAAACAGCCTGTCGGGCTGTCGCTCCTGCTCGACACCATCGCACTGACCGAACGCGCAGATATGCCCGATATCGTGCGCGCGAAGCTGCACAAAATCACCGGCTACGTGCTGCGTGATGCTGGCAACCTGACTGACGCGCTGGCGCACCTGCAGCGAGCGATCCAGTTAGAGCGGGCTATCGGTGTGAAAAAGGATATTGAGCAGCTTGAACGCGCGCTGAAACCCAAACCAGAACCCGCACCCAAACAGAATAAACCGCGCCCGCGCCGTGCCGCTAAACCGGCGGCACGGCGCGGGCGTCCCCCGAAAGCGGCAAAAGCCGCAGGTTAACCGAGCACTCCCCGAGCCGGGCGGCACGCCGGTCAATGTCGGTGATTCACCGCAACTGCGACCGGCGTCCACCGCCCACCCATTACCCGAGGTTGTCATGACGACAGTGATTATTGAGCCAAAAAAAGAGCCGCAGGACGTGCCGGGCGTGGTGATACCGCCACCGGGCGTGAGCGAGCCGGTAATTAAAAACACCTTCTTTTTTCCTGATGTTGATCCGAAGCGCGTGCGTGAGCTGATGCGTCTGGAGCAGACCGTTTCCCCGCTGCGCCTGAATGATGCGATTAAAGCCGGTATGGCCGAAACCAATGCAGAGCTTGCCCTGTGGCGGGTTGACCAGATGGCCGCAGGTTATCAGACGCTGGCAGATGTGCCTGCCGATGATATCGACGGTGAAAGCGTGCGCTGTTTCCACTATTTCCGCGCCGTCTGCGCCATGACCAGTGCAACGCTGTTTGAACGCTATCGCGGCATCGATGCGACGGCAAAAGGCGACCGCAAGGCGGAAAGCACCGAGGCGGTTATCGATGAACTGTGGCGGGATATGCGCTGGTCTGTGGCGCGTATTCAGGACAAGCCGCGCTGTATTGTCGGGCAAATCTGATGAAGGTTTACGCGATGCAGGGTGACACCCTCGATGCGATTTGCGCCCGGTATTACGGGCGCACTGAGGGCGTCGTTGAAACGGTGCTGCAGGCGAATCCGGGGCTGTCAGCGCTGGGCGTGATTCTGCCGCACGGCACGGCCATTGAACTGCCCGAAACCGACAGCGCCCCGAAAACCGAAACGGTGAATCTATGGGACTGAGTGTGGAAAAAATCACGACGTTTATCGCTTACTGGCTGGCCGTGGGGCTGGCGTATTTCGGGGCGATGTCCCCTGAAAAGCTGGCGCTGTATGTGGGGAGTGCCTGCGCCATTTTTACCGCACTGACGAACTACTGGTTTAAGCGCAAAACCTTTCGCTATCTGAAATCACTCGGACTCGATAAGGGGGCGATACGTGAGCTCAATCATTAAACGCTGCAGTGTGGCCGCCGTGCTGGCGCTGGCGGCACTGGTGCCTGACTTTCGTCTGCTTAACACCTCGCCCGAGGGGCTGGCGCTGATTGCTGACCTCGAAGGGTGTCGCCTGACGCCTTACCAGTGCAGCGCGGGAGTGTGGACGTCGGGCATTGGTCACACTGCCGGTGTCGTCCCGAAAGGGGATATTACCGAACAGCGCGCGGCGGAAAACCTCGTTGCGGATGTGCTCAACGTTGAGCAACGGCTCGCGGTCTGTGTGCCGGTGGATATGCCACCGCGCGTCTATGACACGCTGGTCAGTTTTGCCTTTAACGTGGGAACCGGCGCGGCCTGCCGTTCGACGCTGGTCTCGTATATCAAACGCCATCAGTGGTGGCAGGCGTGCGACCAGCTCACCCGCTGGGTGTATGTGAAGGGTGTCCGAAACCGGGGGCTGGAAAACCGACGCGATCGGGAGTGGGCTTACTGCGTGAAGGGGATGCAATGAAAGTGCTGATTATTCTGCTGGCCGGGCTGCTCGCCGTGGTGCTGTGGCTGCGTCATGACAACGCAAATTTATCCCGATCATTCGAAAAAGCGAACAGGGTCGCCAGCGAGCAAAAGACGACGATTGGCATGCTGAAAAATCAGTTTGCCGTATCGCAGCGAATCGCCAGGACGAATGAAGCTGCGCAGGTCAGGCTCAGTGACGAGCTGAACGCCGCCGGTGAGCTGGCGGCAAGGCGCGAACAAACCATAACGAGGCTGATGAATGAAAACGAGGATTTGCGCCGCTGGTATAGCGCTGATTTGCCTGATGCTGTGCGCCGGTTGCACACCCGCACCGGCTGCGTCTCCGCCGGTCATTGTTTACAACGCCTGCCCGAAGGTGAGCCTCTGCCCGATGCCGGGAAGCGAGCCCACGACTAACGGCGACCTGAGTGCCGATATTCGCAGGCTTGAGCACGCGCTCACCGCCTGCGCGATAAAGGTCGAAACCATCAAAGACTGCCAGGATAAAATCGATGCAGAAAATGAAAAGCCTGCGCCAGGCACTCACTGACGCCGTACCACAGCTAAAAAACAACCCCGAAATGATGCGTATCTTTGCCGATGAGGGAAATATCGATGCGCGTCTCGCGGCCTCGCTGTCGCACGAAAAGAACTACACCCTGAATGTGATCGTCTGCGATTTTGTTGGCGACCCTGACCTGATTTTTGTGCCGGTGGCGGCATGGCTGCGAGAGAACCAGCCGGATATCTGCACGCTGGATGAGGGGCGCAAAAAGGGCTATCGATTCCAGATGGATTTAAACGACGGGGATAATGTTGATATCAGTATCAGCCTGCAACTGACCGAGCGCACCCTCGTCAGGGACGAAAACGGCGCGCTGCACGTTAGCTACGCGCCTGAGCCTCCATTACCCGAGCCGATGACGCGACCGACTGAGCTGTATATCAATGGTGAGCTGGTGAGCAAATGGGATGAATGAATTTAAACCTTTTGATGACAAACTGGCGGGACTGATTGCGGCAATATCACCGGCGGGTCGGCGCAAGCTGGCCGCTGAAATAGCAAAGCAAATGCGCAGATCGCAACAGCAACGCATCAAACAGCAAAAAGCGCCTGATGGCACGCCGTATCAGGCGCGAAAACGCCAGCCGCTCAGAGCGAAGAAAGGGCGTATTAAGCGGACGATGTTTCAGAAGTTGCGAACGAACCGCAACATGAAAGCCAGAGGCCGCGATGATGCAGCGGTGGTCGAGTTTACCGGCAAGGTGCAACGCATTGCTCAGATTCATCAGCTCGGACTTAAAGACCGGCCAAACCCACATGCTCAGGACGTGCAATACCCAGAACGGCAGTTGCTTGGTGTTGACTTTAGAGACAATTTGTTGATTGAAAAATTGGTTATTGAACATCTAAATTGACTATTTACGGTTGCAAGTCTCATAAGACGAATCCTAGCTTACCGACCTTTTGACCTTAATCATAAAAAATGGTAAATATTGTTGTTGTCTGCTACCTCGTTGATTTTTTAAGCTTTTACTTACAAGGATTGAAGCATGTCTAACGATGATAAAACATTGAATTTATTCCCCATAGATTATCCATTTGAGACTTTATGTTCTAGGATGAAGTCCAATCCCATCAAACTAAAACTGAATCCAGACTTTCAAAGAAAGTACAAATGGGATCAGGACGGATGGCTGCGATCTTCAAAATTCATTGAATCTTGTTTAATGCGTATTCCTCTTCCATCTTGTTACTTTGCAGAAGATGATAGCGGCAATCATATTGTAATTGATGGTGTTCAGCGATTAACCACAATACAGAAATTTTTTGATGACGAGTTCGCTTTGGAGGGAATGACTACATTTAAAGAGCTTGAAGGGAAAAAGTTTTCTGAATTAGGATCTCTACGTTCAGAGTTAGAGTCGACAACAATAAGATGCATTGTTCTAAGAAAAGAAAATCCCAAAAAATTAATAAGAGAGATATTTTCTAGACTCAATCAGGGGGCAGTTAAACTTTCTGACCAAGAAATAAGACATGCGTTATATCCGGGAGGGTTTGATGAATTATTAGAAGAGTTAGGTAATATTGATGCCATTAAAAATTTTGGTTTGGCGGAAACAACTACAGTAAAAAGAGATAGTCGTGAGCCAGACGAACAAGTTTTGCGTTTTTTTGCATTTTATGAAGATAACTTTTTTGATTACTTTGATAGCTCCTTGAAAGAATTCTTGGATGATCATATGGAAAAATTTTCAGACTTAAAAGATGATGAACTGAATATTATGAGGGAGAGATTCAAAACATCATTATCTAAGTGTGAAAAAATATTTGGTGAAGATGTATTTACAAACCCTACAGTTAGGAGAAAACGTAAAGGGTTAGTTCATTATGACATTTTAATGCCTACAATTGGCAAGTTAAATGATGATATTGTAAATGAAAAGTCCGAACAAATACGGAATGCTTGGTTTACTCTTTGTTCAAGTGCTGAGTTCAAAAAAACTTTATCAGGTGGGCTACAGAATAAGAGTTCGGTGATGAAGCGTAGGGCTAGTTGGGTGGCACTTCTTAAGGAAGTTATTGATGGAAAATACTGAATACTATGATGGATATCGTTCATTATTTTTATCCTTAAAAGAAATTATTAAGGAGACGGAGCAACAGGCTATCCTTGAGGAAAATGAATTCTTCAATAAGAACATTAATTTTTTTGTTAAATCGTATCTTATTACACTCTGCACTTATTTAGAGTCGTATTTGACTGAGGTTGCAACATGGCACTGCGATACCATCAATCGCAGGCTTAAAGCAGCCTGCTTGCCACACAATTTTTTGCTTTGGCGAGTCAAAAAAGATGTTAAAGATAAGGAGTTGAAATATATAGATGCTGATTTAAAGGTTGAGAAAAGTGAGGTGTCGGATAGCCTGTCTGGTAATCCTTACAAGACGATTAAGGCATTTTCTTATTTGGGTGTTAATCTTTTGAATTCGGCGGAATTTAATGCGAATAAGGATGTTGTGAATGCAGTGGTTGTAAAGAGAAATAACATTATTCATCATAACGACAATGCAAATGATATTAGTCTCACTGACGTAAGTGGTTATGTAGATCTGTTTGTATCCTATATGGCCGCGATAGATAATATGGTTTGTGGAAAATAATGTTTTAATATTCGTGGGGCTGTTTGATAATTTAGCCCCATATCTGCTTTGGTAAGGGTTCGGAAAATAATTTTATATCATGATGAAATGTCTATGAGATTTATTTCATTTCTAAGTTTTGCTATTTGATAAATCCTTTATGTGGCTCTCATTAATCTAATGGGATGAATTATACTGATATTTTAAAGCTGATAATTGTTGTTTCATCTCCCATAAAACTCCACTTGATTGCCACTAGCCTTTCCAGTCGGCATCCTTTCCACATGAATAATTTAAATTCTTTACAGGAAATCGCTCGGGCGATCCGCAACCTTATCCGCACCGGCATTGTGACCGACGTCGACCCCGTCGAGGGGCTTTGTCGTGTACAGACCGGCGGGATGCAAACCACCTGGCTTAACTGGCTGACCTGCCGCGCCGGCCGCTCGCGGGTGTGGTGGGCTCCTTCTGTTGGCGAGCAGGTGCTCATTCTTGCCATTGGTGGCGAGCTGGACACAGCCTTTGTGCTGCCCGGCATTTTCTCTGATGACCATCCTGCGCCGTCGGCCTCGTCCGATGCGTTTCACGTCACTTTTCCTGACGGGGCGGTTATCGAGTACGAACCCGAAAACGGGGCGCTCACCGTATCCGGTATTAAAACCGCCGACGTTACCGCGTCGGAGTCCATTACCGCCATCGTGCCGGTGGTGCTGGTGAAAGCCGAAACCCGCATTACCCTCGATACTCCCGAGGTGGTGTGTACCAACAAGCTCATCACCGGCACGCTCGAAGTGAAAAAAGGCGGGACGATGTCGGGGAACATCGAGCACACCGAAGGGAAATTTACCTCAAACGGCGTGCAGGTCGATGCCCACGATCATGGTGGCGTGGAGCCGGGCGGAAACTGGACGAAGGGGGTCAAATGACGGTGCGTTATCTGGGAATGAACAGCCAGACCGGCCTCAGTATTTCTGAAGTTGAGCACATCAGGCAAAGCGTGCGCGACATTCTGGTCACGCCAGTGGGCTCGCGCGTCATGCGCCGCGAATATGGCTCGCTGTTGTCTGCACTGATTGACCAGCCGCAGACCCCGGCGCTGCGTCTGCAGATTATGGCCGCGTGCTACTCCGCGATCCAGAGGTGGGAACCGCGCGTCAGTTTGTCGACCATCACCGTTGAACGCGGAGAGGATGACGGCGCGATGTACGTCGATATGACCGGCACGCGTTCGGCATCAGGCCAGCCTTTTTCTATCACCCTTCCACTGAGTTAAACGTTATGGCTATTGTTGACCTGAGCCAGCTCGCCGCACCTGATGTTGTGGAAGAGTTGGATTATGAAACCATCCTGACAGAGCGAAAGGTGACGCTCGTCTCACTCTATCCCGAAGAGCAACAGGACGCGGTAGCGCGTACGCTGACGCTTGAATCTGAGCCGATTGTGAAGCTGTTGCAGGAAAATGCTTATCGGGAGGTTATCTGGCGTCAGCGGGTGAATGAGTCGGCATGGGCGGTGATGCTGGCTTACGCTGCCGGTCATGACCTTGATAACCTCGGCGCAAATTACAATGTTGAGCGTCTCGTTATTACGCCTGCTGATGAGACCACGCTGCCGCCAACGCCTGCCGTCATGGAATCGGACACCGATTACCGTCTGCGAATTCAACAGGCTTTTGAGGGAATGAGCGTGGCCGGGTCGACCGGTGCGTATCAGTTTCATGGCCGCAGTGCTGACGGGCGGGGCGCCGATATTTCTGTTATCAGCCCGCAGCCTGCCTGCGTGACCGTGTCGGTACTGTCCCGGGAGAATAACGGCGCGGCATCCGGGGAACTGCTCGCCGTGGTGCGTAATGCTCTCAACGATGAGGATGTGAGGCCGGTTGCTGACCGCGTGACCGTGCAGTCGGCGGTCATTTTCGACTACACCATCGATGCCGCGCTTTATCTTTATCCCGGCCCCGAAAGCGAGCCGGTGCTCAGTGCGGCAAAAGCGAAGCTGCAGGCTTATATCAACGCGCAGCACCGGCTCGGGCGCGATATCCGCAAGTCTGCCATCTATGCCGCGCTTCACGTCGAGGGGGTGCAGCGTGTCGAACTTGTCGCGCCGGTCGCTGACATCGTACTCAATGAGACACAGGCGTCATATTGCACTGCTTACAGCGTAAACATCGGGGGCAACGATGAGTGATACCCGTCTGCTGCCGGTGGGCTCGTCGCCGCTTGAGGTGGCGGCGGCGCGCGCCTGCGCGGATATCGAAAATACGCCCGTCCCGCTGCGTCGTCTATGGAACCCTGACAACTGCCCCGCAAATCTGCTGCCGTGGCTGGCCTGGGCGTTTTCGGTTGATCGCTGGGATGAGAGCTGGCCGGAAGAAACCAAACGCGAGGTTATCCGCAGCACGTGGTTTATCCATGCGCATAAAGGGACGATAGGTGCGGTGCGTCGTGTGGTCGAGCCGCTCGGGTATCTGATTAACGTGACGGAGTGGTGGGAGACGAACGACCCCCCGGGCACGTTTCGCCTTGATATCGGCGTGCTGGAGACCGGTATCACCGAGGAAATGTATTACGAAATGGAAAGGCTGATTGCCGATGCAAAGCCAGCCAGCCGCCATCTTATTGGCCTGAATATTATCCAGGACATACCGGGTTATCTCTTCACCGGAGCCCTGACCTGGGACGGCGACATCATCACGGTTTACCCCGGATAAGTGAGAACACAATGACAGTGAAATATAAAACCGTTATCACCCGAGCCGGTGCGGAAAAACTGGCGGCGGCGACGCTCCCGAACGGGAAGAAAGTCAATTTTGCTGTGATGGCCGTCGGGGACGGCGGCGGAAAACTGCCCGAACCGGACGCCAGCCAGACAAAACTCGTCAATGAGGTCTGGCGTCATGTCCTGAACAAAATCAGCCAGGACAAAAAACATAAAAATTATGTCGTGGCGGAGCTGGTGATCCCCCCGGAGACCGGCGGTTTCTGGCTGCGTGAAATGGGGCTTTACGATGACACCGGCACGCTGATTGCGGTCGGCAATATGGCCGAAAGCTACAAACCCGAGCTGGCGGAAGGATCAGGTCGTGCGCAGACGCTGCGTATGGTGATCATGGTGAGTGATATCGACACGGTCGAGTTGTCCATCGATACCACGCTGGTGATGGCGACGCAGGATTATGTCGACGACAAACTCGCAGAGCATGAGCAGTCCCGCCGCCATCCTGACGCCACGCTGAAAGAAAAAGGGTTCACGCAGTTAAGCAGTGCGACCGACAGCACGTCTGAGGCGCTCGCCGCGACACCGAAAGCGGTTAAGGCGGCGTATGACCTTGCGAAAGGTAAATACTCGGCTCAGGACGCGACCACGGCGCAGAAAGGGATTGTTCAGCTCAGTAGCGCCATCGACAGCGTGTCTGAGACGCTCGCCGCAACGCCAAAAGCGGTGAAAGCGGCGAATGATAATGCTGATGGCCGCGTTCCTTCCTCGCGCAAAATTAACGGACACTCCCTGAATGCTGACACCAGTGTCACCTCGCAGGATATTTTCGACGACCAGGCTATTGGGCTGGTAACGGAGGATTTAGACACCCTTAAAACGCCGGGTATTTACTTTCAGCCAGCGAATTCTAATACCTCAGCCGCCAGACATTACCCTGAAAATAACGCCGGGACGCTGGTCATTTATAAAAATGCCGGAGTGACTCAGGTATACCGGGTTTATAACAGCTCCCGGAGCTACTCGCGCAGCCAGTATTCAACAGGCGCATGGACACCGTGGACGCCTGATGATGTTTTTCCGGTAGGCGCTCCCGTTGCGTGGCCGTCTGACAGTGTTCCTGCTGGCTATGCCGTCATGCAGGGACAAACTTTTGATAAAGCCGCGTATCCGCTGCTTGCTGTGGTGTACCCATCGGGTGTTATTCCTGATATGCGGGGCTGGACAATCAAAGGTAAACCCGCAAGTGGGCGCGCTATTTTGTCTCAGGAGCAGGACGGCATTAAATCGCACGCCCACGGTGCCAGCGCATCGAGCACCGATTTAGGGACGAAAACCACCAGTGCTTTTGACCACGGAACGAAAACCACCACGACCTTTGACTACGGGACAAAAACCACTAATGCAACCGGCAACCATGCGCACACTTTTACCGTACACCGGGGAGATCAGGCCGGGGGACAGGCCGCCGACGGTAACGAAATAGCGACGGGAACGAAAACAACATCAACTGCAGGTAATCACGCGCATACCGTGGCGATTGGTGCCCACAATCATAATGTCGGGATTGGCGCACACTCGCACTCCGTTGCTATTGGCGCACACGGTCACACCATTACGATCGCCGCGTCGGGTAATGCAGAAAACACCATCAAAAACATCGCCTTTAACTATATCGTGAGACTCGCATAATGACGTTTAAAATGACCGGAGAAAGCCGGACTATCACTGTGTATAACTTTCGTGCAGACACCTGTGAATTTATTGGAAAAGGTGACGCCCTGATACCGGCATTTACCGGATTGCCCGCCTGCTGCACCAGTGAAAAGCCCCCGGAAACCCGAGACGGATTTATTCCGGTTTATGACACTGAAAATGGTTGCTGGGCTATCACTGAAGACCACCGGGGTGAGGTTGTCTATGACACCGAAACAGGTCATGAGAGGGAGATAACCGAGCCGGGTCAGTATCCGGCAGGAACAACACCGGTTGTGCCGGAAAACCCGTGGCAGAAATGGGATGGTAAAACATGGGTTGATGATGCTGATGCTGCACGTAATGCATTGACAGAGGCTGCGAAAAACAACAAAAACAGGCTTCTTAAACAGGCCAATACTGCGGTTGCGACATTACAGGACTCCGTTGATCTGGAGATGGCAACCGACGATGAAAAAACGCACCTCATTGCATGGAAAAAATACCGTGTTTTACTGAGCCGCATCCAGCCGGAGGATGCTCCGGATATTGAATGGCCGCCGCTGCCAGTCTGATCCGACATCTGGCGGGCAGTTGCCCGCCTTTTCCTTTCCCGTCGTTGTGTCAGACCTTAGCCAACCCTGACAAATAGCCCGCACCCGCCACACAACAGAAAATATCACTCACCCCTTAACCACGGAGTTAAACGGATGAGTGACTATCATCACGGCGTGCAGGTCATCGAGATTAACGATGGCGTGCGCACCATTTCCACCGTTTCGACGGCCATCATCGGCATGGTCTGCACGGCCAGCGATGCTGACGAAAAAACATTTCCCCTCAATGAGCCGGTGCTCATTACGAACGTGCAGAGCGCTATCGGTAAGGCCGGTAAACAGGGCACGCTGTCGGCGTCCCTGCAGGCTATCGCTGACCAGTGCAAGCCGGTCATCGTGGCCGTGCGTGTGGCCGAAGGTATTGAAGATCCGGAGAACCCCGAGGAGGCGCACAAACAGACCATTTCTAATATCATCGGCACCACCGACGAAAACGGCAAATATACCGGGCTGAAAGCCCTGCTGACGGCGAAAACCGTCACCGGCGTTAAGCCACGGATTCTCGGCGTGCCGGGGCTGGATTCACAGGAGGTGGCGACCGCACTCGCGTCCACCTGTCAGAGCCTGCGCGCCTTTGGCTATGTCAGCGCATGGGGCTGTAAAACCATTTCCGAGGCCATCGACTACCGCGAGAATTTCAGCCAGCGTGAGCTGATGGTCATCTTCCCTGATTTTCTGGCATGGGACACCACGGCGAACGCGACCGCGACAGCCTGGGCGACGGCGCGCGCGCTCGGCCTGCGTGCCAAAATCGACCAGACGGTCGGCTGGCATAAAACCCTGTCTAACGTTGGCGTTAACGGTGTGACCGGCGTCAGTGCCTCAGTATCGTGGGATTTGCAGGAACCGGCGACCGACGCCAACCTGCTGAATCAGGCCGGTGTCACCACGCTTATCCGCAATGATGGTTTCAAGTTTTGGGGAAACCGTACCTGCTCGGATGATCCGCTTTTCCTGTTTGAGAACTACACCCGCACCGCGCAGGTACTGGCCGACACGATGGCGGAGGCGCACGCGTGGGCGATGGATAAACCCATTACCCCGACCCTCATTCGCGACATCGTTTCCGGTATCAATGCCAAATTCCGCGAGCTGAAAACCAGTGGTTATATCGTTGACGGCTTCTGCTGGTACGACCCGGAGTCGAACGACACCGCGACCCTGAAAGTGGGGAAACTGTATATCGATTACGACTATACCCCCGTCCCGCCGCTGGAAAACCTGACCCTGCGCCAGCGCATCACCGATACCTATCTGGCGAACCTGTCGGACTCGGTCAACAGCTAAGGAGCTCTGAGCATGGCGTTACCCCGCAAACTGAAATACCTGAATATGTTCAACGATGGCCTCAGCTATATGGGCGTTGTTGAATCCGTCACCCTGCCAAAATTGACCCGCAAGCTGGAGAAATATCGCGGCGGCGGGATGCCGGGGGCGGTGTCGGTTGACCTTGGCCTCGATGACGATGCGCTGTCGCTTGAGTGGACGCTCGGCGGTCTGCCTGACATTGAATTGTGGGCGCAGTACGCCTCACCGGGTGCTGACAGCGTGCCGCTGCGTTTTACCGGCTCTTATCAGCGTGACGACACCGGCGCGATTTCTGCCGTCGAGGTGGTGATGCGTGGCCGTCATAAAGAATACGACGGCGGTGAAAACAAGCAGGGCGAAAGCGGTACAACCAAAATGGCGACCGAGTGCGCCTATTACCAGCTCACGATCGACGGCAAAGAAGTCATCGAGATTGACGTGATCAACATGGTGCTGAAAGTCGACGGTGTCGACCGTATGGCAGAGCACCGCAAGGCGATTGGCCTGTAATCCTTCAACCGGTCAGTGAGGCTGGCCGGTCATTTACCCTGATGAGAAATTCGCATGAAAAATATCAATGAGACTGCTGTTGCTGACACTGAGAACGTCAATCCGAATGTCGTTATTTTTGACACCCCGCTGATGCGCGGTGAGCAGAAAGTTGAGCAGGTCACCTTAACCAAACCGAATGCGGGAACCCTGCGCGGGGTGTCGCTGGCGTCGCTGGCAAATTCCGACGTTGATGCGCTGATTAAGGTGCTGCCGCGCATGACATATCCGGCACTGACCGAGCACGAGCTCGCGCGTCTGGATGCGTCAGACCTGATTTCACTAGCCGGTAAGGTGGTCGGTTTTTTGTCACCAGCTTCGGGTCGCTGACCTTCCCGGAAAAACTGTCGGTCGATGACCTGATGGCGGATATTGCGGTGATCTTCCACTGGCCGCCATCAGAGCTAAATTCCCTGAGTGTGACCGAGCTCCTGACATGGCGCGATAAGGCGCTGCAACGAAGCGGAAGCCATCATGAGCAATAACGTCAGAATCGAGGTGCTGCTGAACGCAGTTGACCGGGCAAGCCGCCCGCTTAAAGCGATTCAGAACGCCAGCAAATCCCTGTCTGGTGATATCCGCAATTCACAAAAAAGCCTGCGCGAACTTAATGCGCAGGCGTCCCGTATTGACGGATTCCGCAAAGCCAGCGCCCAGCTTGCCGTGACCGGTCATTCGCTTGAGAAAGCGAAACAGGAAGCGCAAGCCCTTGCCACACAATTTAAAAACACCGAGCGCCCGACGCGCGCGCAGGCGCAGGTGCTTGAATCGGCAAAGCGTGCCGCCAACGGGCTGCAGACGAAATACAACAGCCTCACTGAGTCTGTTAAGCGCCAGCAACGTGAACTCGGTGCAGTCGGTATTAATACCCGTAATCTGGCAAATGATGAGCGGGGGCTTAAATCGCGCATCAGTGAGACTACCGCGCAGCTTAATCGGCAGCGTGAGGCACTGGCGAAAGTCAGCGCACAACAGGCGAAGTTAAGCCGGGTGAAAGCGCGGTATCAGGCCGGTAAATCACTGGCCGGAAACGCGGCGGCGGCTGGCGCAGCCGGTGTTGGTATTGCGACGGCGGGAACCCTCGCCGGGGTTAAGCTGCTGACGCCTGGTTATGAATTTGCACAGAAAAACTCAGAGCTGCAGGCCGTGCTCGGTGTCGACAAACAGTCGCCTGAAATGCAGGCGCTGCGTAAACAGGCGCGCCAGCTCGGTGATAATACCGCTGCCTCTGCCGATGATGCGGCGGGTGCGCAGATTATCATTGCCAAAAGCGGCGGCGATGCGGCGGCCATTCAGGCGGCGACGCCGGTCACACTGAATATGGCGCTGTCGAACAAGCGCACGATGGAAGAAAACGCTGCGCTGCTGACAGGCATGAAATCTGCTTTTCAGCTCTCTAACGATAAAGTCGCGCATATTGGTGATGTTCTCTCGATGACGATGAACAAAACCGCCGCCGACTTTGATGGAATGAGTGATGCGCTGACCTATGCCGCGCCAGTGGCGAAAAATGCCGGGGTAAGTATCGAAGAAACCACCGCAATGGTGGGGGCGCTGCACGATTCCAAAATCACCGGCTCGATGGCGGGTACAGGGAGCCGTGCCGTTCTGAGTCGCCTGCAGGCGCCAACCGGTAAAGCGTACGACGCCATCAAAGAGCTCGGTATTAAAACGTCAGATAGCAAAGGCAATACGCGCCCGATATTTTCCATCCTGAAAGAAATGCAGCGCAGTTTTGAGAAAAACAATCTCGGAACGGGGCAGAAATCCGAATACATGAAAACCATTTTCGGTGAAGAGGCCAGCTCGGCGGCCGCCGTGCTGATGGCCGCCGCAACAAGCGGCAAGCTCGACCAGCTCACCGCCGCGTTTAAAGCCTCAGACGGTAAGACTGAGGAACTGGTTAAGGTTATGCAGGATAACCTCGGCGGCGACTTTAAAGAGTTTCAGTCAGCCTATGAGGCGGTCGGCACTGACCTGTTTGATCAGCAGGAGGGCTCACTGCGAAAGCTGACGCAGACGGCCACGCAATATGTGCTCAGGCTCGACGGCTGGATCCAGAAAAATAAAGGGCTGGCGACCACCCTCGGCGTGGTGGTTGGTGGTGCGCTGGCGCTGATCGGTGTAATGGGCGGGATTGGCCTTGTCGCATGGCCGGTGGTGATGGGGATTAATGCCATCATTGCGGCGGCTGGCGTGCTCGGTGTGGTTTTCAGTACGGTTGGCGGCGCGATTGTCACGGCCATTGGCGCAATCAGCCTGCCGGTGCTGGCGGTAGCCGGTGCAGTGGTGGCCGGTGCATTGCTGATCCGCAAATACTGGGAGCCGCTCGGTGCATTCTTCTCGGGCGTGGTGGAGGGACTGAAAGCCGCCTTTGCACCGGTGGGGGACATGTTTACCCCGCTCGCGCCGGTGTTTGACGCCATCGCTGAAAAGCTGGGTGTCGTCTGCCAGTGGTTTAAAGACCTGCTTGCGCCGGTGAAAACCACGCAGGACACGCTCTCCAGTTGCAAAAATGTCGGCGTTACTTTTGGTCAGGCGCTGGCTGATGCGCTGATGATGCCGCTCAAGATGTTTAACAGCCTGAGCGGCAAGGTCGGCTGGCTACTGGAAAAACTCGGCGTTATCAAAAAAGAATCCAGCGACCTCGACCAGACCGCAGCGAAAGCGAATAAAGCGTCCCCGAATGGCGGGTATATCCTTGCGACCGCTGGATATGGCGGGTATCAGGCGTATCAGCCGGTCACTGCACCTGCAGGCCGGTCTTATATCGACCAGAGCAAAAGCGAATACAACATCAATCTGCAGGGCGGGGTCGCGCCGGGCAGTGACCTTGACCGCCAGCTCCGTGACGCCGTCGACAAACTTGACCGCGAGAAACGTGCGCGCCAGCGATCCAGTATGAGACTCGACTGAGGGAGGGGTAAAAATGTTAATGGTGCTGGGCTTTTTTGTGTTTGAACGGCGCACCCTGCCGCATCAGTCAATGCAGTATTCGAAGGACTACCGGTGGGTGTCAAATGACCGTATTGGAAAACCACCTGCTTATCAGTATCTCGGGGAGGGGGAGACCTCGCGCACCCTGTCAGGCACGCTTTACCCTGAAATCACTGGCGGGCGTCTGTCACTGATGGCCATCGAACTGATGGCCGACGAGGGGCGCGCATGGCCGCTGATTGACGGAACCGGTATGATCCACGGGATGTATGTCATCGATAAAGTGACTCACAACCACACCGAGTTATTCAGCGACGGTGCGGCTAAAAAAATCGAGTTTAGCCTGTCGCTTAAGCGGGTGGATGAATCCCTCGCGGCCATCTACGGCGACCTGAAAACGCAGGCTGACAATCTGGTCACGTCTGCCGGTAACTGGCTCGGGGGGATGGCGGGATGATAACGGGAATGAACATTCAGACCGGGGCGCGCATTGCCCCTGATTTTATGCTCACGCTCGATGGCGCAGATATCTCACAGAATTTCAGCAACCGGCTTATCGGGCTGACCATGACCGACAATCGCGGATTCGAGGCTGATCAGCTTGATATCGAGCTTGATGATTCTGACGGGCTGGTTGAGCTGCCGCCACGCGGGGCATCGCTGACGCTGTGGCTGGGCTGGCAGGGCTCGGCGCTGATAAACAAAGGGAGTTTCACGGTTGACGAAATCGAGCACCGGGGCGCGCCTGACAGGCTGACCCTCCGGGGGCGCAGCGCGGATTTTCGCGGGACGCTGAACTCCAGGCGCGAACAGTCATGGCACGACACCACGCTCGGGGTGATTGTTGAGGCTATCGCGCAGCGTAACAAACTGACGGCCAGCGTGGCTGATACCCTGAAATCTGTTGCTGTGCCGCATATCGACCAGTCTCAGGAATCCGACGCCGCGTTTTTGTCCCGACTGGCGGATCGTAACGGGGCAGCGGTTTCGGTCAAAGCCGGGAAATTGTTATTCCTGAAAGCCGGTAGCGCGATGACGGCCAGTGGCAAGGCCATCCCGCAAATGACCGTCGAACGCGGTGACGGCGACCGCCATCAGTTCGCCATTGCAGACCGTGAGGCTTACACCGGCGTAACGGCGAAATGGCTGCACACCAGAGACCCGAAACTGCAAAAGCAAAAGGTGAAGCTCAAACGCAAACCCAAAGAGCAGCACCTGCGTGCGCTGCAGCACCCGAAGGCCGTCAAAACATCGGCAAAGGCTAAAAAGAAAAAGGAGCAGGAAGCGCGGGAAGGTGAGTATATGGCTGGTGAGTCCGACAATGTTCTGGAACTCACGACCATCTACGCGACAAAGGCGCAGGCCATGCGCGCAGCTCAGGCAAAGTGGGACAGGATACAACGTGGGGTGGCGGAGTTTTCGATTACGCTCGCCACTGGCCGCGCTGATTTATTTCCTGAAACGCCGGTCGCAGTGAAAGGCTTTAAGCGCGTTATAGACGAACAGGCGTGGATAATCAGCCGTGTGGTGCACAGCTTTAATGGGAGCGGCTTCACGACGGGCTTAGAGCTTGAGGTTAAGGTTTCTGATGTGGAGTATGAAAGCGAGGAAACTTAACGATGTGTTTTAATTATGTGTTTGTTTTATAAGTGAAAAATGAGTAAAATTAACACATTGAATACGCCGGAGACCCTCATCATGTTTCATTGTCCGAAATGCCATCATGCCGCCCACGCCCGCACGAGTCGCTATTTTACTGATACCACAAAAGAGCGGTATCACCAGTGCACAAACATCAACTGCAGTTGCACGTTTGTGACCACTGAAACAGTCGAGCGTTTCATCGTATCACCGGGCGAGGTAGTACCCGCGCCGCCGCATCCAACAACGTCAGGTCAGCAGCAAATTCAATGGATGTGAGAAGAAGTTGGTAGGTGGAATCTGGGTACGATATTTGTTAATACTAGCTTGTTGTAACAAAAATTAATTCTGACCTAACAGTACATTACGGAAAACGTATCCATGACTTTTGATGAATATATGCAAAAAACCAGAGAAATAAATGAGCAACTTCAAGAGATTTCTATGCTAACGGCAAATCAAGCACTAACAAATTGCGCAAACTCATCCAATCCCGGCTTTGTTGATCTGATGCGTCGTCATGCAGAATTGACAATGCGCTCGTTTAAGCTTACTGAAGAGATGATGAAACAGTTATCTATTGATAACTAATAATCAAACACTAGGCCAAAAAGGTGTAAGAGCACTAGACACAATGATTGATACTCTTATTCTTTAAAGCAAATCAAAATTTTCTACCATTTTTTTTATAAATAAAGCCCCGCATTTGCGGGGCTTTTTGTATGTGCGCCGGGCATGGCGCGTAGCGCCGTGACTGGCGCTGTTCTTCAACTGTGGTGGCTGAAGAACGACTAAGAGGTGAAAGTCCTCCACACACCCGGTGAGGGGAAGTGTTAGCGGAAGGCAAGGGTGTTCATCGCGAGGTGAAATCTGAAGGAAGCCGGATGCAAAATGCTGGCCTGACGAACAGGAAGCGGTTAAGGCGGCGCAGCGGGGTAAGGTGGCATACATCACCAAAGCCCGATACTCACACGGAACGCTGTAACGTAGAGCCGACAGGCATAAGCAGGAAAGTCGCGCGAATTACCCCGGGAGAACTGCCGTCCTGCCAGTGTGCTACCGGCGTCGTAAGGTGCCGGGATGGGGCGGCAGAAGTCAGCCGACGCCGTAGTAGTGCTGCAAAACCGGCAGCATGAAGGGCCGAACATGATTAACCGTGATTAGGACATCCGAACCCGATGATGATTAATGAAGCACAAGCGCAGGCAACTGCGGCCAGCGGCAGAGGAGACGGACGGTATCCGTCAGGGCTGCATGATGGCGCTGAAATCAGCACGGCGGCGGGTGGGCAAACGAAAGCGGAAGTGCCGCTGACGATGGAAGCGGTGATAACGAGAGAAAACCTGATGCTGGCTTATCAGCGCGTGGTGGAAAACAAAGGCGCGGCGGGGGTGGATAACCTCAGCGTGGCGGAGTTGAAACCGTGGCTGAAGAAGAACTGGCGCAGTGTCAGGCAGGCATTGATTGACGGAAACTACCAGCCGCGGGCAATACGCCGGATGGATATCCCGAAGCCGGATGGCGGCGTGAGAACCTTAGGCATCCCGACGGTGGTGGACAGGCTTATCCAGCAGGCGATTGCGCAGCAGTTAAGCGCCATCGTGGACAAAAGCTTCTCAGACTCCAGCTACGGCTTCCGGCCGGGGCGCAACGCATGGCAGGCGGTGCAACAGGCACAGCGTTACATACGGGGCGGCAAACGGTGGGTGGTGGATATGGATCTGGAGAAGTTCATTGACCGGGTGGATCACAGACTCCTGATGACGCGTCTGGCCAGAACGATAAAGGACAGGCGGGTGCTGAGACTGATACGCCGCTACCTGAAAGCGGAAATAGTCCGGGACGGGCAAAGGGAGAAACGGCAGGAGGGCATGCCGCAGGGCGGCCCGCTGTCGCCGTTACTGTCGAACATCCTGCTGGATGAACTGGATAAAGAACTGGAGCGTCGTTGACACAGCTTCTGCCGCTACGCAGACGACTGCAACATCAACGTAAGCAGCCGGAAAGCGGGCGACCATCTGCTGAAGAACATCAGGGCGTTCGTGGAGAACAAAATGAAACTGAAGGTGAATGAGAAGAAGAGCGCGGTGGCGCGCCCGTGGGAGCGGAAGTTCCTCGGGTACAGTGTGACATGGCACAAACAGGCGAAGCTGAAAATAGCCCTGACGAGCGTGAACAGGCTGAAGGAGAAAGTCCGCAGTCTGACCACGGGAAACCGGAGCAAATCAGTGAAAGCGACAATCAATGCCCTGACGCCAGTGCTGCGTGGATGGATAAGCTACTTCAGGCTGACGGAAGTCAGAGGAGTGCAGGAAGAGCTGGACGGCTGGATCAAACGGAAACTGCGGTGCCTGTTGTGGCGGCAGTGGAAGAGGCCGGGAACCCGGACGAAGAACCTGCAAAGAGCGGGGCTGAGTAAGGACAGGGCGATGATCTCAGCGTACAACAACCACGGGCCATGGTGGAACTCAGGGTCAAGCCATATGAATCAGGCGATAAAGAATGCGTGGTTCAGCAGGCAGGGTCTGATATCACTGCTGGAACAGCAGAGGCAGTTCCAGTGTTAA